GCCGGCTTTCTGGTGCAACCACCGGCGTTAAACGTCGGCGCCGAAGGCCAGGCGGCCTGCCGGGTAGTTGGGGATGATGTCGGACAGGTGGGCCAGAGAACCACCGACACCGTACTCGTCAGCCGCCGGCTCGAGGATCTCCAGCTGCAGCTCGGTGGAGCCGTAATCGGTCGAGTTCATGTCGAAGGTCATACCAGTGGAGATGGAGGCCTTCCAGAAGTCGAACACGCGCGGGCGACCGTTGACCGGGTTGCGTTGGATCAGCTGAACACCGAAATACTTGGTTTCGGCTACGGCACCAATCGGAATCGGGTGAGCGTTGAACACCTGCACCGGACCAGCACCGCCATCATAGGAGTGCAGGAGCGGGGTTTTGGCGGAAAGGGTAACCGCCAGCGAAGCGATGCTGTCGACTACCACCACCGAGAGCAGTTCAGGCTTACCGGTCGGGAACACCACCAGGGTGTCACCAGCCGCAATGCCAGAGCCGCTGGCGACGTTGAAGGTGGTAGCGGCGGCTGCAGCGGTACCGGTGAGGGTAGTAGCTACGTCGACCGGGCTGGAGGCGGAAACGCCCTGGCCCAGCAGCACGTTCAGGTTGCGGCGGCTGTATTCACGCAGGTTGGCACGCACGGAAGCGTTCTGCGCGGCGATCGCGGTGTCGACCAGCTTGCGCGGGAAGCCACCTTCGAGGCGGACGGATTCCTGAGCCACTTCCACAGTGGAGCCATCCAGCAGACCCACGGAGTGGCTCTGAGTGGCTTTGCCGGAAGAGGTCAAAGGGGTGAGGCGAAGCTCGGCGACACCGAGGTTCCATTGGCGGGTTTTTGCACTGCCCAGTTGTGCCATGGCCCATTACTCCTACAGTTTGAGTTTGCTGATCGCTTTGACGGCTTCCTGCCCCAAGGCAGCGGCGAGCTGGCTTATAAGCGGGCGGCGTCTATCGGTGACGGCGAGAACTATACCAAGTTCTCCTCCCTGGTCTGGGGTTTTAGCCCCCTCCGGGAACGAGGACCACACTGGAGTACCGGAAGCAAAGCTGCTGCGCGCCAGAAAGTCCAGAGTGGGGTGGCCAGTCGGCTTGAGGCCGATCTTGCCGGACAGACGCACCTGCGGCAGGTTGCCACCGGCGTGTTTGCTCGTAATGCCGGTGAAACTGGCCGCGTTGCGCAGGTTGCCACCGGATGTACGGGTCAAGGAGCGGCTGGCTCGGCTGATCACGGTGCTGACCACTCCACTGCGCTTCCACCACAGATCCTCGGTACCCTTGTGGGTGCGGATCTTCTCCTTGATGTACTTGATCGTCAGCGCCACCCAGCTGCCCAGCGGCATAACTCCGAAGCCAGTGCGGATGGCGTTTTTACCGTCTCTGCCCGCGCCCGGGAAGCCAGTGGCCGTCGCGCGCGTGGCCTGCACGAAAACCTCTTTGTAGTGGTCACCGACCAGGTCAGCCACCTCTCGCCCCTGCCACTTGGCGAAGTGATCGCGCAGCTGACGCTGAACCTCGGGGTTCTGCGCGGCGACGTTGCGCAACACGCTGACCCCGATGGTCGTGCGGTTGGCTTTCACGGTCACCTTAGCCATTGGCCATCACCTTGGCGCTGATCTGGAACACGCGAATGCCCGCGCTGTTCTCGAACATCTGAGGGCTGGGCGTGCAGGAGACCAGCATCATACTGCCGAGCAGCTCGGTCGGCATGTATTCGCCGCTGTAGTCCATCAGGTCAAAGTAGGAACCCTTGGTGAAGCGCCCTTGGATGTCGGTCAGAAGATCGGTCATCGCATAGTTGCCGGAGTCCTGCGAGGTCTTCGCACCCACGACAAACTCAGCCTGATACAAGGGGTGGCTGGGGTCCTCGGCCAGGGTCATGTACTGGTAGACCAGCGCGTGTTCGGAGCTGGCCTGCACCTGGCGCAGGCCTTCGTGATCGTCCATGTCGAAGAACTTTACCGGGTTGGCCGATGGCGCAGCTGTGCTGAGCTCCTCGGCCAGGTCGCCGACCAGCTTGTCCAGGGTGCTCTTGAACGCCATCAGGATCTCTCGGCTGGCCATCAGGCGGCCTCCTGCTCTTGTGCCCTTACCAGGGTCAGGCTGAGGAAGCGGGTGACTTCCTTGACGGTGTAGGCCGCACCCTTGCTGTCCACGATGGTGGTGTCCAGGTCGATGTCGGTACCGTCCGGCATGTACCAGCTGACCACCGAGTAGTCGACGTTATCGAACTCGCTGGACTCGTTACCGGAGTAGCGGCTGAAGTCGCCGTAGGTGACCGCGTATTCCACAAGGGATGGCTCCACCTTGCCGACGCCGGAGGCGCGTGTGGTGCCTCCGCTCATACGCTTGAGGCTGAGCTTGAACGGGGCCTCGCGCAGGACCAGCACGGTCGCGTATACGCCGCTGGTGTCCATGTCCTCGTTGGTGCCTTCAAGCAGCCAGCGCTCGCTGGCGCCGGTGACGAAGGCCAGCCGGCTGTAGTTGGGCGTGAACTGCCCAGGGATCAGGAACAGGCGCTTCTTCATGCCGAAGTCACGGTCGGACACAAAGCGGTCGTAGACCTGCATCGAACCCACTACGCCGGTGGCGGTTAAGGCGTCGGTGACCGGGTCTATGTAGCTGAGTTCGAGGCTGGCAAAGCGCTCGAATGAGCGGCGCAGATCCATTAGGCTCCGCCCTCAGTGTTGGTGATAGGGTTGTAGTTCGGCGTGGAAATGCCGATCAGCTGAGCGGTACCAGAATCCCAGGTCACGTCGTCCGGTACCAGGGAGATGACGGCGCGTCGGTAGGTCTCCAGCTTGGCGGTCATGCCGGCGGCCAGGGCTTCCCAATCGAAGTTGGTGAAGCGGCGCTGCTCGGCCTTACCGTCGCTGTACAGCTGGATGAAGGTAAGCGGGCTGCTGACCAGGCGCAGGGCGCAAAAATACTTGCAGAACATCTGCAGGGTGTCGCGGAGCAGGGCTGCTTCTACGCTGACGGGATCAGCCGGCGCCAGCGCGGTCAACGCACCGGGATACCAACTGGAAAAATCGATGCGCAGTTCAAGATCGAACTGCGCATCGAGCAGACGCTGATCAGGAAGATCCACGGCATCGATACCGACAGTAGCTCGCACCGCTTCGGTGGTGGTCAACACTGGGCTGGTACCGATATTCGCCATGGTTTAACCCTTCAGCTTCTTGACGCTTTCGACCATGATCAGGCCGGCTTTGAACTGCGAGGTGTACCAGTCACCTTCGCGCACGTCCGGGCCATGCAGGTCGGCCAGGCCGTGCTGCGTGATACGGGTGCCGTCGTTACTGGTCAGCGCGAAGTTGCCAGTGGTCTGCAGGCGCAGGGTGCTCATGAGCGGGATGGCAGCGCCATCTTCGTCGGTGAAAACCGGTACCACCGCTTCAGCCTTGGAAGCGGCCTTAGCGGCGGCAGCAGGCTTGTTGGCGGACGGAGCGGCAGGCGGGGCTTCCTTGTCCAAGGCAGCCTGAGCGGCCACAACGGCCTCGGCAGCGGTGACAAGGGCAGCGGCCTGCTCTTCACCGGCGCCTTCAGCTTTCGCGGCTTCTTCTGCAGCTGCGTGGGCAGCCTGAGCAGTAGCCAGGGCTTCTTGCAGGTCTTTCAGGGATTGCTTAGCCATGTTGGCGGTTCCTCTGGAGTGGGGTTAAGGGGAGGTTGCCCTCCCCTCGACACTGACTTAGACGGTCAGGGTCATTTTCTCGAAGGCCGCCGGATACAGCTTGTGAGCCATCTCGGCGTAGTCGATGCGGAACGCCTTGGCGCGACGCAGGACGAACTCCTGGATAGCGCTGTAGTTGGCGCTGACGTTTACCACGCGGCGGATACCGTAACGCTTGTCCAGCGATACCACGGTGTTGGCGCCGGCAACCGACGACTCGACCAGGAACAGCGGGATGGTGCGGGCGTTCAGGTTGTCCACGGTCACGTCGACATCGAAGTTGGTGCCCTGGCCAGCGTAGACCGTGTCACGGGTCGGCTTGCCGGAGCGGGCTTCGATCGCCAGCGCGGTGTCCAGATCGGCAATTGCGTAGTTCAGCGACTTGGTACGGAAGTCGCGGCGCAGGTGCTTGATCCAGGCCTTGTGGGTGATGGTGCCAGCGGTGGTGATCGCGCTGTCCAGGGACTGCGCGGTGTAGCCGGTAAGGGCCGCTTCGCCGTAGTCGGCATCGCCGTTGAGGATCGCGCCGAGCTGGTCCTGGATCATGCGGTAACGCTCACCACGGGCCTGAGCCGCCATGATGATGTTGACCAGATCCAGGGTAGTGGTAGCCAGCGCCTCGTCCGAGATCATCAGGCCGATCGACTTGGTCGGTACGCGCTTGGTGAACTGGCTGGTGGTGATGGAGACCATCGAATCCGGTTCAGCCAGTTCGCTGATACGGTTCGACGCGGACTCTTCCGGATGGGTGACGTTGATCGTCGGCTGGTCGAAACGCGGGCCGTTGATCACCTGGGTCATCGCAACCATGTTTTCATAGTTGCGGAAGTAGTCGTCCTTGGACTCGCGCAGCTCGCCTTCGATCGTGCGCAGCAGGATCTCAGGGAAGAGGATGCGGCCAGCCGGGCTGCGGTCGTTGCCGTCGGTGTTGGTGATCGCGCCCATGGAAATACCATGCTCGAGAACTTCCTTCATCGAAGGGGCACGCAGGCCGGTGGCGTGGTCGTAGCCCAGCAGGAAACCGTTGTTCTGCATGATCTGCGACATGACCGAGCCGTACTGGCCTTCGTCGGTCTGGTCGCCATACAGGCGGGTCAGGTGCTGGGACAAGGACAGGCCAGCTGCGGAGGCAGCGTCATACATGCTCAGGTCCAGGTTGACTTCCATCAGCGCGCCAGTGCGGGCATCACGGATCTTTACCTGGCTCTTGTCTTTAACTTCCGACATAACTTTTGCTCCTTTCCTGGCCTGGATTACATGCGTTCGATCAGCACAACGGAGTTGGCAGAGCCGTTACCGCTGTGGATGCTGACGACACGCCATTTATGCTTCACCGCGGCCTGATCGGTAGCGTCACCGGCTACCTTCACTTTCAGGTAGGCAGTGGTCGGCTTGGCCGGGTTGTTGAGGGTGCCGATGGCAGCCTGGGCAGCGGCGACAACGATGTCACCAATGGCCACGGAGCCGGAACCCACGATTGCCAGGGCGTCACCGTTGTTACGGATGGTACCGATCTGGTAGCCGCCGTTCACGGTGGTTTGCTGGCTGGCCAGGGCGGTGAGGATCTCTTCGATCTCGTTGCCGTCGGCGCAGACGTCGTAGGTGGAGTCGGCAACCAGCTTCAGCGGCTTGCCGAAATCCTTGTCAGTGAAGGTGCCCTTGTTACCAGAGCTGCCCAGAGCCGCTTCGCGGTAGTTCCAGGCAGTGCCGATCTTGTGACCGCGCTTGTAAGTAGCCATGTTTGCGTTTCTCCCGCATTAGACTTTGGTGAGGTTCTTTGCAGCAGCAGACAGGGTGCCACCTGCAGCCTTCACCGCTTCCTGCGACGGCTCAGATTTCTGACCCGGCTTGTAACGGTTCTTGAAGTCGGCATCCAGCTTGCCGAACAGCTCGACAGTCTGGTTGGCGTCCATGGCTTGCAGATCGCTCGGCTGGTAGCCCAGCGCCACCTGACGGTTGTTCACCGCCACACGAGCCACTGCAAGCAGGTTCTCGCTGGTCTGGTTGGCAGCAGTCAGTTTGGCGTTGGCCTCGGCCAGCTGGCCTTCCAGGCGCGTCACGTCAGCCTTGGCGGTACCGAGCTGGGTAGACAGCTCAATGACCTTATCCAAGTTGCCCATGTCAGCGGCTGGCTGAGCTGCAGCAGCCGCAGGTGCGGGCGCTTCAGGCTCTTCAACCGAGGCGGCGGCTGCGGCTGCCGGCTCAGCAGGTTGGTTGGTGGCTTGCTCACCGTTGGGGGCATCGGAAGCGGAGGTTTCGGCTGCAGCCTCGCCCCCCAGATCTTCCAGTGCTACGCCAGCGGCAAGGGCGGCCAGTTGTTGTTCAGTCAGATTGGCGGTGTCTTTCGGCAACACGCCTTTCGCGGCTGATTTCGACATGGCAGATCCTCGCAGTTGATTGGAAACAGCAAACTGTTGGCGGCGGCCGGCGTCCTTGCTTGCCCGGTCGGACATGGACTCCAGTGCCTCCTCCAGCTCAGCGACCTGGTCTACAAGGCCGACTTCTTTGGCTTCCTCGCCGAGGAACACGCGGCCTTCACCGGCGCTGCTCAGGAAGCTGTCCATGTTGCCGAACTTGCGGTACTTGACCACATGCTCGTTGAACATCGAAAAATAGTCCTGGATGGTCTTCTCCAGGGAGGCGCGCGATTTCGCGTCGAGCTTCTCCACGTGGCTGCCCAGGGCTTTGAACTCACCGGCGCGCAGCACGGTGGGCTCGATGCCGGCCTCTTGGTACATCTTCAAGTAGCTGAAGTGGACCATGATCACGCCGATCGAGCCTACGCTGGCGGCACGCTGTGCGTAGATGCGTTGGGTCGGGGCACCCAGGTAGTAACCGCCGGAGCACATATCGGTCTCGGCGTAGGTGTAGATCGGCTTTTGCTTTCCGGCGCGGCCGAAGAAACTGGCCATGGCGTCGGCGCCGGAAGCGCTGCCGCCTGGGGTGTTCATCATCAGCGCGATACCGTCCACGTCGCGGTCTTCCAGAGCCAGGCAGATGGCCTGGCGCAGCTCTTGGTAGGAGAGCAGGCCGTAGTAGCGGTTCCAGTAGCTGTGGTTCTTGACCAGGGTGCCGTTGACGTTGATCAGGGCCAGGTTGCCTTGGCGCTGCATCATGTAGTCCATGCTGCCATCGCCGAACTCAGGGCCTTCATCGCCACCGTTGGACAGCTGCACGCGCAGAGAGGCCTTCAGCTGTTCCAGCTCTAGCGGGCTCTTGCGGCGGATCTCCAGCTCGGCGTTGACGTAGCCGTGGAAAGCCTGTGAATTTTGCGAGTACCAGATCTGACCGGTGCCTTGCATCCCTGTTCTCCTTATTGGCTCTTGCCGCCAGCCTTGCTTGGGGTATCAGGCTGCAGAGCCCGTCCCTGCGGATCTTCGTTTGGCGAGGCGTCTTCTGCCGAACCCTGTGTCTTTTTCTGATGGAAGTTGGTACCGGAAAGCGGCTTGTAACCCTCTGGCGGATACTCCACCCCCAGGTCAACGATAGCCTCTTCGTCGGAAATGATCCCCAGGCTGAGCAACTCCAGGATGCGCGACTGGCGCATAACCTTGAACGCTTCGGTCTCGTTGTCGGGGCGCAGATCGATAGGCTCGAACTCTACCACCACATAGACGTTTTCGCCGTACAACCGGCAGGCCAGGGTCATCGCCCGGCTCAATGCGCCGGCTACCGGCTTGCGGATAGCTGCCGCGACCTTGAGGAACACCATCGACTCGGTGTTGGACAAGGACTGGCTGCCTTCCATGCGCAGGCCGAGGATAGAGGGTGGGGCTTTCAGCGAGGTGGCGGACAGCCCAGACAGTGCGTTTAGCAGCGGCACGAAGTCCTGCTTCTCGCCGGCCATCTTGATCGCGTCGATCTCCACCGAGTCGAAAAAGGTCAGCGCATCTTCCGGCTCCAGGTCGGTGAGGATGCTCTCCACTGCGGTGCGCTGCTGCTCCAACCACTCTTTCAGGCGTGGCGGGCTGATCTTGATGTCCAGCGGGCAGGCGGCCATCAGCTTTTCGGTGATCAGCTTGGCGGCCAGGCGAGGGTTGCCGGCGCGACGCACCGTCTTGTGCATGTCCTCGATGAACTGGCGGTGGAAGAAAGAGTCGTTGATCGCCGGCTCCAGCATCGGCGTCGCATAGGCGAAGGCCGGTGACAGGTGAAGCTCACCCACGAAGAAGTTGGGGATGTCGAGCTTGATCTCGCCGTTGCTGCCCTGCTGCTTGGGGAAACGCAGGCCGTCACCTTTCGACACCCAGGTAAGGCTGTCGTAGTTGGAAACCACCAGGCGATCTGGCATCAGCTCTTTGTCTAGCACCAGCTCCAGGCCGAAGCCGGCGCCGGTGACGGTCTCCAGCAGCATCTGCTCAACCGTCATGCTGATGGTCGGCTTGTCGGCGAAACCCAGGGTGTAGTCGTAGACCGTGTCGAAGCGCGCCAGGATGGTTCTGGCCACCATCGTGCCGGGCAGGCTTGGCTGGTGCGTAGCGGCGTCGAAGGCCCAGACCTTGAGCTTGGTGTGCGCGATCTCGACGAAGTTGAAGATCGCCGAACCGACCGTGCCGTCCAGGCGCGACAGCTCGCGCAGGGCGGCAGCCGGGCGGTTCTGGTCGCGCAGCGCCTTGACCGACTGGTTGATGTAAACCGTGCGGTTGTTGGCGATGTCCTGGTTCTTGGCCGATTTCGAGGCGGCGTTCTGCGACTGCGCTTTGCTCGCCAGTTTGTTGGGCAGTATTGGTTCTCCGGCCAATTTGCCGGATGCCCCCGAACCTCCCCTTTTGCCCTTTTGTGCTGCCAAGTCCATTTATCCCCGTATGGCTGAGCGGATTCTAGCCGGGCATGCGGAACTTGCCAACCGACGGCAACACCCCGAACGCCAAGCCTTTGCCAGTTTCCATTGCCTTGATTCCGTCGTAACTGAAGAGAAGATCCCCGGCGACGTCGGCGTAGAGGGTGGCGTGTGCGAAGTGATCATCGTCGGTCGAGACCCATTTGGCACGCTCTTTGTTCCCCTTCTCCCCGTCATCGACCATCTCGGTCACCCGCTTCACCGCCTGCAGGTGCGATTTGATCGCCTGTTGCTCCCGCAGCTTGGCAAATTGCAGCGTAGTGCTGTTGAAACGCTCCACCAGAATGTCAAAAGTTCTTGTACGCAGCACCGATACCACACCCTCCTCGGGCTTAACGTGCAGGCGCTGCAGCTGACCGTCCTTGGCGCTGGCGTAGTAGCAGGCAAAGACCACACCCGGCAAGGCGCGGACGATGCTGCTGCTGAGGGTGAAGTCAGGGCCGGCGTCGACTACACCGACCATGCAGCCGAAAATGTGGAACAGGTACAGGTAGCGGTGCAGCAGGCTTCCGTTGGAAGCCTGCGCGCGCTCGGCGTAAATAACCCGCCGCCCGCCATTACCGTCGTGGTGGATAACCACGATCCAGCTGGTCTTGCCCACGTCCATGCCGATGGTGCAGCAGCTGCCCATCTGCGACTGCGACCACAGCCACTCCATGTACGGGGTTAGGTCTTCCAGGCCCTTCTCGGTCAGCAGCTGTGCTAGCTCGCGGTGGCTCAGCGGCGGCGTGGCCTCAACCCCAGAGGTCCATACCCCGCTCTCGACCAGGAACGAGGAGCTGGCGTCTTCGTAGGGCACGCCGACCTTGAAGTTGACCCAGTCACCCTTGACCTCGTATTCCTTGACCTGGCGCAAGGTGCGGGCTGGGGTGTTGATCGCCGGCACGTCGAACGGGGCGATCTGCCGCGAGCGGATGGTGCGGTCGTTGAACTTGTGTATCCAGTGGCGCTTCTGCGGGTCGAGGAAGTTGGCCCAGGGGATCTCGTGGCGGCAGGTGTTGCAACGGAAGAAGCAGGCGTCGATCTGCAGATCCGGGTCGTCCACGTCCTCTTTGTCCCACTCTCGCAGGTCGCGGTTGAAGCCCGGCACCACCAGGTCGCGGAAGAAGTCCACCTGGACGAAGTCGCGGCAGTGGTTGCACCAGCAGCCGTAGTGGCCCTGGCTGCCCTTCTTGAAGTAGGCGTTGACACCGTAGTCGTAGACCGTTGGGGTAGAGAACCCGCGGACGAACCATAGGTCATCCTCTTTCACGTGGCCCATCCGGCTGCGGAAGGTGGTCAGGTTCTTCTGGTTGCAGAAGTCCATTTCGTCCCAGAACAAGGCCTGGGCCGGTACCGAGATCGCGGTTGATTGGCCAAATGAGCCGGTGATGTAGAGGAACGAGTGGCCAAACTGCTTCATCTCGGACGAATCCACGTCCTTGTTGCGCAGGGCCTTGAGCGCCGCGCTCAGCTCGATAACCGGGTCGATCCGGCCCTTACAGAAGCGCATGGCGAACTTCGAGGTCGGCAGGACGTAGATCACCGTCAGCGCCTCGGAGATGCCCAGCATGGCCAGCTTCATCCGCACGAACAGTTCGGAGGCGCCGACCTGAGAGCACTTCTGGTAGAACTCCTCGTGCCAGGTGGAGTTCAGGATGTCGATTTGGTACTCGTGCTCAGCGAAGGTCCAGTTCTCCTTCGGCCGCATTGGGTGCTTGGTGTTCTGCTCCAGCCAGCGGGAAAGCTGGCTGAAGTCCTGGGCGCCGTGCACGCTGCTGTGCAGGGTGGCGAGGAAGTTCTCGCCGATCGCGCCGCCATCGAAGTCGTCGAGTACCTTCATTCGTCAAACGCCCCTGGCCAGACCAGGCTCAGGAGGTAGAGCAGCGGCCATATCGCCGACAGCAGCCAGAACGCCCACTCAGGGCGCTCGTCCAGGTAGACCACCACCGAGTAGGCCTCCAGCATGCACAGCAAGGGGCGGCCAAACATCGTCCACAGCCACAGCGCGGCGCACACGGCAATCACGATATTCAGCTCCATCATCCGCCCAACTCCTCGGCTTCCTGCATGGCC